TAAGTCAACGAAGAGTCGCTCAGTAATCAGCGAGCCGGTCGACATGATCGTCGCGAACGCTGTTGCCACTCTGGAAGCACACGTCAAGAAGGTTCCGTTCAACGTGGCACTCGAAGGTCGTTTTGGTGACAACGAAGGGATCAAAGCTGTCTCTCGTTACGTTACGAAGGCAATCGGCGACAGCTACAGCGACGCTCCGCCGCTTGCAACTTCATATACGCAGGGATGGGCTGAGGAACTCACGCGTGAAGGCGTAGCTGGATTCATGGACCTCTTGACGCCTGACTCAATCGTTCCTCGCTTGCCTTTGCAGTCTCTGCAATTCGGCGGTCAGGCATCGATCAAGGTACCAATGCGAGCATCGACTCCGACTATGGACGCAGAATTTTTAGGCGAAGGGGACGCCATCCCCGTGAAGTATGCCGGTCTGACTTCCAAGACGCTTCGCCAACAAAAAATGGGCGTCATCGGAGCTTACACGTCCGAGATTTTTGAGCGCAGTACGCCGAACATCGTTCAGGTAATCCGCGACGCAATGATTCGTGACACTGCGATCAAGCTCGACGCGGCGTTCCTGTCGAACTTGGCTGGCACTGACATTCAGCCTCCCGGTATGCAGACGCTTGCAGGCACTCCGATCGATGGCTCTGGCATGACCACAGTCGACGGCACTATCGCCGTGATCAAGGAAGCGATCGTTCAGATGAGCAACGAGTTGCTCGGCGCTCGTCCTGCGTGGGTTATGCACCCATCTGTCGCTTGGACTCTGCAAATGATGACCACAGCGATCGGCCAGCCAGCATTCCCAGAGATGGCGAATGGTTCGTTGGTAGGAATCCCCGTTTACACCAGCACGACCGCACCAGCCGATCTGATCTTCTTGATCGATTGCGCTGAGATCGTGTTCGCGTATGACGGACCCCGATTCTCTGCAAGCGATCAGGCGGCGATTCACATGGCGAACCCTGCGTTGCCATTGTCAGCGGACGGCGCAACCGACACCGATCCCAACACTGTCGCAAGTCCTATCAGGTCACTTTGGCAAAGTGACAGTGCGGCCTTACGCACTATATGGCACCTCACTTGGGACCAGATGCGCGACGGTTCAGTTGTCGTCATCAACAACGTCCCAAGCTAATCGGACAGCCCCGAGGTCGGTATGACTCGGGGCGTTTTCGCTATGTGTGATTGTGGATCAAGGGGAAAGTGTATGAGATGGGTATGGTCACCGTACAAGCTCGAAGAGCTGAAGAATCGAAGAGGTTTGTTTCAGGTTGAGACGAAGCTCGCTGAAAAGTTGCTGAAGGAAGGACTGGTCGAAGATCCCGGAATGGGCGCGGCGAAGTTGACCGCGATCACGGACCAGCCAGCACCGAAGGCAAAGAAGAAAGCAAAAGCGAAGAAGGAAGTCGCAGAGACAGAAAACAAGGCGATCGAGCCAGATCAAAAGAAGCTGATTGAAGAAGACGACCTCGATGTCGTTGATCAGTAGAGTCAAATCACTATGGGGAGCTGAAGGCTCAAATCGCGGTCCGTTCTCCGGGCAAGGCGAGAACGGCGGCTGGCACACGCTCGGACCTATCGAGGACGGTTACCAGCGCAACCTTGAGATCCCTCTCAACAACGGTCGGCAGATTCCCGCCGCGTATGCGTCAGTCATGGCGAACGCTCGAGCGGTCAGTCAATGCCCACCACAGCACAGAAGAAAAGACGGGAGCGGGAAGACAGAGATTGTCGAAGACTCCCCGGCGGCGGCGGTCTTCCGCAACCCGAATCCGTATGAGACCTTCGCGCAATTCATTCTGAACATGATTGCTCAGCAGGGTTTCGACGGTAACGCTTACGCGCTCGTGACTCGCGACGATGTTGGCCGCGTATTGCGGCTCGACCGCTTGGACACCGGGACTTGTCAGCCGTATATCGAAGAGGGTGAGTTGTTCTACTCAGTAGGGAGCAACCCATTCATCGCCGACGGGGTTCAGTATCTCGTCCCGGCTCGAGAGATCCTTCACCTCCGCGTCCTCACGCCGCGTCATGTCCTCATCGGTGAGTCGCCTATCAAGGCGGCGGCGCTGGCGGCTGGTGTAAACGTCGCACTCAATCGCTCACAAGCGACGTTCTTCTCGCAGATGTCACGTCCTAGTGGGGTCTTGTCGACGGATCAGATGCTCTCGAAGGACCAGCTCGGAAGCTTGCGTGAAGCATGGGCGCAACAGAGTCAGAAGATGGCGCAGGGACACGTCCCGATCCTCTCTGGAAACCTCCGCTTCGAAGCGATGGGCATCACGAGTCAGGATGCTCAGCTCATGGAAGCGCAACGATTCTCGGTTGAGCAGATCGCCATGTGTTACGGCGTACCGCTCCCGGTCATCGGTGACTTGTCTCAGGCGACGCTATCCAACGCCGAGACGCTGGTCAGTCTCTGGCTTTCAATCTCTCTCGGTAGCTTGCTCGAGAACGTGGAGCAAAGTCTCTCCAAGACCTTCGAGCTGTCCGCAAACGAGAACATCAACTTCGACGTCGCTGGTTTATTGAGGACTGACTTCCTCACTCGCATCGACGGTCTCACCAAAGCGGTTCAGGGCGGCTTGTACACGCCGAACGAAGCGCGAAGTAAAGAAGGCTTGCATCCTGTCGAGGACGGCGACCGTTGCATAGTTCAACAGCAAATGGTCCCGCTTGGTTTTTCTGCCGAGCCAGTCCCCGACGACGAACCAGCGCCAGCGGAAGAGGAGCGTTCAGTCGTCGACATCGAACAATTCAGGAAGTATTTAAATGGATAACGAGAATCTCAAAGCACTCGCGGAGGAAGTCGGTGAATATGTCAGAGATCAAGTATCTGGAATTCAAGACCGACTTGCTGATCTGGCGTCTGACGTTGCGGCAATACCTGAAGCGCGGGATGGAGTGGACGGCGAGCGCGGCGAGAAGGGCGATCCCGGTGACTCGATCACTGGTCCTCAAGGCGAGCGGGGAGAAGTCGGACCAGAAGGACCGCCGGGACCAGTCGGTCCGGCTGGGGAATCTATCCAAGGCGAGAAGGGCGAGAAGGGCGACGCAGGCGAATCAATCATCGGGCCTGAAGGCGCACCCGGACCCGCAGGCAAAGACGGCGAATCCATACAGGGTGAACCGGGTCAGCAAGGTGAGCGCGGCGAGAAAGGTGATCAGGGAGAAGCTGGTACTGGTATCGACGTTCCTCAATGGGTTGAGGGAGTCTATCGAGAAGGGTCTGAAGTTCAGCATCACTTCGGGCAATTCTTTCGTGCGTTATCTGACACTGCGGAAAGCCCCGACGACCTCGAGAGCTGGGAGCGAGTAGGCAGTGCCGGATTCCGGCTGACCGGCTCGTATGCAAAAGATTTCGAATATCGTGATGGCGATCTGTTCGTAAAGGATTTCGGACTGTTCCTTCACAAAGGCGGCGAGTCAGTCTGCATCGCCGGACGAGGACCGCAGGGTCAGAAGGGCAAGCCCGGTTCAGCAGGACGCGATGGTCAGCCGGGAGCTGATGGGTCAGACGGCAAGGACGGTTCATCGATCGAGGCGCTCGAGCTTCGTGGTGCGAATCTGGTCGCTGTATTCAAGGACGCTGACGGCGAGGTAAAGGATCACGCCGTATCGCTTGAGCCGTTCCTGAAGACTGCCGCTCTCGTCACAAAGGAAGCCCACACCCAGAACAGCAAAGCCATGATCGAAGAGGCGGACACATACGTCCGCAAACTGTTCGAAGAGCTGAACAATCACCTCGACGATGACAGCGCAACACCGATCAACTTTTATCGAGGATTGTGGAAAGCGGATGTCCGCTATCAGGTCGGCGATTGGGTCAGGTTTGGTACCGAAGGATTCCTCTGCAAGCAAGCTTGTCTCGGAGTCATGCCGAAGAACTATCCGAATCAACAGCAGATGGCCGGTGATTACTGGCAGGCTGTTTCCGGCTTACCGACTCACGGTGCAGGGGTCGACGGCGACAACACTGGCGGCGGCGGTGTCATCACCGACGGTCAACTGACGAAGGAAGGTACGCAGGGCGGAACGAAGTTTAGTCAGTTCGCCTCAACGTCCGGAGAGGGAATTACTGGCGTCGGAATCCAAGGCGGCAAGAACGTCAAGTTCGAGCTGACCACTGACGCGATTGCGGTCAATCCAAATCCGTTCCGCAACGCAAAGAACGGCCAGTTCGCCGCAACGCCGAAAGAGCTTGAGAACATCAAGAACCAGCGCGACGTGAATGAGTTCCTGTATGAGCGGATCGTTGACATCGAGGCTGGCGATATCGAGATCCCGCCCGGAACGATTGTTTCTGACACACCTCCCGCCGATCCCGAGGAGGGTCAAGGCTGGTACGACACTGGCAGGCTCGAGCTGTTCGTGTATGCGAATGATGGCTGGTTCCCTTGCTCCCCATTGGGCGCTCGGATTGAGGAAGGCGAGATTGTACAGGCGCAGATACTTGAGCGACTTGAGACCGGGGAGTCTAGGCAAGAGACCA